GGGTCGAGGTCGAGGTCCGAACCGCGCCAGGGGAGGCGGAGGCCCTCATGCAACCCGCCGGGCCCGGAGGGGGGAGGCTGCCTCGATGAGCGTAAGGGACCCGATGGAGGAACTCGCGGACCTCATCCTGTACAACATGGACGATTGGTGGACGGAGATCGCCGCCATGGAGCCCAGGGTCGGGGGAAGCCACGTCAGGCTCCCGGTCGTCAAGGGCATCGTCGGAAACATCGTCGAGTCCTTCGTGATCCGGAAAGATACCGCCCTCCGGTGCCTCCGGCCGGTCCGGGCGGTCATCCGGCGCCTGCCCGGATATCTTCGCCTGATCTACCGTCTCCGCTACCGGGAGGGCCAAACGCGGCAGGAGGTGGCGGATAAGGCGCGCATCGAACTCCGGACCGTGGACAGACGGCTCTGGGTCATCCGGCATCGGGTGGCGCACCAACTGAGGCGCATGACAACGGACGATCTCCTGGGACTCATGGCCCTGGCGAGGCGTCTGAAGGGCTCCGTCGGCGACCTTCCGTAAGGGCGGATTCCCGCGCGGGGTTCCCAAACAGCATTCGCCCAGCTAGACCGGCCAAACGATGTCGCGTTTTTGTCGCGTTTTTGTCGCGTTTTTGTCGCGTTTTGGGTTGCGAACCCTGTCGTGGTCGCCTATAATCCGGGGCAGGGCGTACTGTGTCTAGAGAGACGGGCACCCAGGAGAGAGGGTGCCCTTGATATTTGGTGCGGAATGAAGGGGCTAGGCTGACGAGAACCGAGCCCGGTCACAGCATGAGCGAGCACGAACGAGCATGCACCCGAAAAGCGTGGCAAAGCGACCCTCTACGTGATACAATGGTCCTGGAAGGGGGGTGAACGACTTTGACGATCATCTACGAGCCCCGCGGCAGGGCCAGGGAATACGCGCCCCTGGCGGTCAACCTCTACTCGGGCTGTGAGCACGGCTGTCTTTATTGCTATGCCCCGGCGGCCCTTCGGAGGAGGCCCGAGGAGTTCCATGGCCTGGCGGTTCCACGTTTGAACATCCTCGAAAGGCTCCGGAAAGAGGCCGAAAGGCGCCAGGGACCGCGAGAACAAGTCCTCCTGTGCTTCACTTGCGACCCGTACCCGCCGACGGAGAGGGAACACGGAACCACGCGGCGGGCGATTGAGATCCTGCACGAACACGGCTGGACGGTCCAGATTTTGACCAAGGGCGGGACTCGCGCTTGCCGGGACTTCGACCTGCTGGGGGCGGCCGATGCTTTCGCCACGACCCTGACGTTCCTTGACCCGGAGAGGTCCCTTGAGTGGGAACCTCGCGCGGCCCTCCCGGCTGACAGAATTGACGCTATCAGAAAGGCCCATTCGGCCGGCATCCCGACCTGGGTCAGCCTGGAGCCGGTCATCGACCCGGCCGAGGCTCTGGAGATCATCCGCCGGACCCACGAGGTGGTCGACCTCTACAAGGTCGGTCCGCTGAACTACCACCCGGCCACCGCGGGGGTGGACTGGCGTGCCTTTGGCCAGGAGGTCGAGGCCCTACTCCGGGAACTCGGCAAGGGCTACTACCTCAAGGAGGACCTCCGGAAACACATGACGACGGCGGCGAGTTAGGCTGGCAGAGAAGAGACTCTTGACGGTCACCTCGGGGTGGCCGTTTTCTTTTGTGCGAAAGGACCCGTCTGATGCGATTCTCCGCGAGCCGTCTAGCAGGGCTTTTCTTCCGACCCCGGCTTCGGGGACGCGGTCTAGTTTACATTTTGCGGGGACAGCCGCTCTCGCCCACCTAGACGGCTGTTCGCGTAACGGCGCTAAGAGGCGTCTACGGAAAGGCCATCCAATGATACGTAGAGATTCTATACGCCCGTCCTGGGGCTTCCCAGCGCGTCGTCTAGCGGGGGTTAGACCGAGAAACGGTTATTTGTAAACCAAGGGAGCGAACGAGGGGGCCGGATGTGACCACACACAAGCAACACGTTGATGTCCACCGGAAGCTCCTCCTGCGCCGCCAACTCCTGACCGCGCTGAAAGACAAGACGGGCGCGATCTACGTCCCTTTCATCGGCGACGGCGACATAGCGGTGGAACTCTACACCGGGATGAGGATCTACGGGGCGGATCTGGACCCCGCCCGGGTTGAGACGGCCCGGGGCCGCCTGCCCGGCGCGGTTCTACGGGTGGCCGACTGTGACGCCTGGCCGTTCCCGGACATCGAAGCCCCGTTCGTGGCAGCCGATTTCGACGCCTACTCGTACCCCTACGACTCGTTCCGGGCGTTCTGGTTCAAAGCCGACAAGGCCAAACGCCTTGCGCTCTTCTTCACCGATGGCCAGAGACAAGTGGTAATACGCAACCACCTGTGGCGCGAACCCTCCGGGGAGACCGTGGTTGAAAAGGATTTAACCCGCCGCCGTCAGACCTTTAACTTCTGGTGGTCACGGCACGTCCTACCCTGGTTCACCGAGACAGTCAAACCCTACCGGGTGATCCGCGAGACCCACTATTTACGACACTGGATGCTCTACTGGGGAGCAGTGATCGAGCGATGAGGAAGTTTGGGAAGCGTAGACAGAAGGCATACCTCGAGGCGCTGCGCGGGGGCGCCCGTCGTGGAGCGGCCGCCGCGTCAGTCGGCATCACCCGGCAGACCGTCTGGATGGAGCGTACGCGGAACCCGGAGTTCGCCAAGGCCGAGGAGGACGCAGAGATGGAAGCCAACGAACTTGTCGAGGACGCGCTCTTCCAGGCCGCCCAGTCGGGCAACGTCACGGCCGCCCAGGTCTGGCTCTACAACCGGATGCCCGAGAGGTGGCAGGACAAGCGGAACATCCAACACACGGGCAAGGACGGTGGACCGATTGGCGTCGCCAACCTCTCCGATGCCGAGATTGACGCCCGACTCGCTAAGATCCTTACCGCCGGCAGCCAAGAGGGAGGCCTTGGCGCTGCTGTTGGAACTGGAGCGGCGGCGGGCCCGCCCGACCCTGCTGGACTGGACGACGAGGCACCGAAGGATTGAAGGCCGGTCCTTCACCCTCGACCGTTATCCGTTCATGCGAGCGATCTACGAAGACCCCGCGCCGGTAAAGGTCCTCATGAAGGCGGCCCAGGTCTCGGCGACCGAGTACGCTCTGAACTGCATGTTTTGGGCGATCGACACCTGGGGGATGGACGTGCTCTATCTCCTGCCGACGGGCAGTGACGCCTCCGACTTCTCGGCCGGGCGCATGAACCCGGCGATCGAGGAGAGCGAACGCCTTTCGGGCCTGTTCACGGATGTGCAGAACGTCGGCCACAAGCGCGCCGGCAGCCGTTCGGTCTACATCCGAGGAAGCCAGCGCCGCACGGGGCTGAAGTCGGTGCCGGCGGACCTCCTCATCATCGATGAGTACGACGAGATGGTTCAGATACACCTCCCGCTCGCCCGGACGCGCCTCGATGCGTCGCCCTGGAAGTGGGAGTTGGACCTCTCGACGCCGACCATCCCGGAGTACGGCATCCATGCCCGGTTTCTCGAGTCCGACCAGCGGGAGTACTACGTCCAGTGTGAGCGGTGTCGGAGGTGGCAGCGGCCAACCTTCGAGGACAACGTCGAGCGGGACGCGCCGGTGCCGTTCTACCGTTGCGCGAAGTGCCGGCGCCAGATCGACGCCCTGTGGCGGCTCCCCGGCCGCTGGGTGCCGACCAATCCCGGAGCCGCGCTTCGGGGATATCACCTGACGCAGCTCATCTCCCCGACGATCACGGCCGCGGACCTCGCGGGCCTCGCGGCCCGGACGGCGCCGGAGGACGTGCAAGAGTTCCATAACTCGCATCTCGGGGAGCCGTTTGTCGCCGAGGGTGGACAACTGAGTCACGAAATCCTGAACGCCTGTCGGCGGGCGGATTACGCGATGCCCGACACCGGCGAGCACGCGACCATGGGCGTCGATGTCGGCGGTCTGCTCCACGTCCGGATCTCGGCCTGGAAAGGCGAGGAGAAGATCGCCCTCCACATCGGGAAGGTCGGGCGGTTCGAGGACCTCGACCTCCTCATGGCCCGCTACAATGTCGACCGGTGCGTGATCGACGCCCTGCCGGAAACGCGCAAGGCGCAGGAGTTCGCCGGCAGGTTCCCCGGCCGGGTATGGCTTGCCTTCTACTCGCCGATCGACCCGACCAAGCGCTGCGAATGGAGGGACGACCTCCGGAAGGTCCTCATCCACCGCACCCTGGCCATGGACGGCATGTTCAACAGATTCCTGCTCCGGCAGGTCATCTTGCCGGCCAACGCCGCGACCATCCCCGATTACTACGAACAACTCCGGGCGCCCGTCCGGATCATCGAGAAGAACCCGCAGGGCATCCCGGCTCCGCGCTACGTCGAACTCGGGAAGCCCGACCATTTCGCCCATGCCGAGGTCTACGACGAGATAGCCGGCGAGGGCCGGCGCCGCGCCTGGCGTTTCGTCGTCTAGGCCCTTTAGGAGGTCGACCATGTCGCTCAGGCAGAGGATAGCGTTCATCCGCCGGGCCTACGCCGAGGCGCGGCGGTCCGGGCTCTTCGGCGCGGGCCA